TCACCAAAAGCAAAACTACAAGCGAAAGAAACATAAAAGCGGATACCTTCCAAAATGTTAACATTAGCGACTGCCCTGTATAAGTGTCTTTTTAAATCTTTTCGTGTCCAGACTGAAGTTGGAGATGATTTCCAATTCTCTTCCCACATATGTCCTTGACCCCATTCCTGTGCATAATTAATAAATTTGTCATAAGATTCTGTAACACTTGATGCACGTTCTAAGATACGATTATCATTTAATATTTTATCAAATACTTCAGATGGGTCTGGATAAACATTCTTAATTACATATGTATATGAACGTGAATGTATCATCTCCATAAAACCCCACACTTCCATACAAGCTTCTAACTCAGGTAAAGAACAGTATGGTAAAAATGCCATAGCTGGTGCACGACCTTGAACAGAATCAAGCATGATCTGATACTTAAGATTCGAAGTATAGATGTGCTTTTGCTCTGGACGTAATGATTGATAGTCACCACGATCTTTCTGTAAAGAAACCTCTTCTGGTCTCCAGAAATATCCTAACTGTTGTTTTGTTAGGTTTTCAAATTGATTGTATTTAAAATTATCATATCTTTGTACACCTAATGGTTTTCCAAAAAACATAGGTTGTTTTTTAGTATTAACCTCTTCTGTATTGAACACTGTCATGCCCTTTACTTCAGTCATTGGCTTTCTATCCTCTGATGAGATTTTAAATTTTACAGGATTCACACTCTTCCTCCGATGTGTCTAATATATCGTTTACTAAATTGTTTAATTCAAGTTTTTCTTCTTCTATTTCGTCAGTTTTAACATCATATGTGTTCTGATAGTAAGAAGTTTTCCAACCGTATTTGTATGTAGTTAAAAAGTCATTTGCCATGACCGAAACTGGAACTTCATTGTTTTCATAATGTTCTGGATTGTAACTCCAATTACCTGATATCGCCTGATCAAAGAACTTTTGCATAACAGCAACGACGTTAATATAACCCTCATTAGATTTCATATCCCACAAGAGTGTGTAATTATTTTTTAAGGAGTTATACGATGGAACAATTTGCTTAAGAGGTCCTTTCTTTGATTTTTTAATGGACAAGTATCCTCTAGGTGGTTCGATTCCATTTGTGGCATTTGACACAACGGAACTGCTCTCCGAAGGCATTTGTGCGGACAGTGTTGAGTTCCGTATTCCGTGTTCCAAGACAAGTGACCTAAGAGATTCCCAATCATATTTCAAGTTGTTGGGTACAATTTCATCGACATCTTTTTTATATGTATCAATTGGAAGTATTCCATGTCCATATTTAGTTCTTGAAGAGTATTCACAAGCACCTTTTTCCTTCGCAAGGTTGACAGATGATTTAATCAGATAATATTGAAATGCCTCTGTTAGATCATGAACTAATTTCCATGCTCCTTTATCGTCATAATGCTCCCCATGTTTCGCAAGATAATGTGCGAGACCAATATACCCTATACCTAGCGAACGACGTGCTCTGGTGGCATTTTCGGCTGCTCTGACGGGATATCCTTGAAAATCAATGAGTTCATCAAGACTCCTAACACTAAGATCACAGAGAACTTCAAGATCCTCAACATCCCTAATTTTACCAACGTTAATAGCACTAAGGATACAGAGAGCAATTTCACCAGTTTCGTCATCGATATGTTGTATAGGTTTAGTAGGAAGTGTAATTTCTTGACATAGATTACTCATCTCAACCTTATCAATAAATGATGAGTGAGAATTACAATGATCTATGTTCATGATGTATATTCTACCAGTTTCTGCTCTTTCTTTCAAGAGGTCAAGTATTAATTCTCTTGCTGAAACTGTTGTTCTTGGGATGGATTCATCCAATTCGTAACTGCAATATAACTCATCAAACCTATCGGTCCCAAAATTCTCATACAAGTCAGGACAACTATGGGGAGAAAAAAGCGAGATTTCTTTATTTTCGATAAACCTTTCATAGAATAATTTAGATATTTGAATACTGTAATCAAGTTTACGAACTCGATTATCTTCTGTGCCTTTATTGTTTTTAAGAACTAATATGTCTCTTATTTCTTGGTGCCAGATTGGGAAGTGGACAGTCGCTGATCCACCTCTAATGCCGTTCTGAGTGCAACATCTGACAGTACTTTCAAACTTTTTGAGGAAAGGTACAACGCCCGTGTGCTGTACTTCTCCACCCCTGATTTTACTGTTGATGCCACGGATTCGACCTGCGTTGATACCGATACCTGCCCTTTGTGCAACATACTTGCCAATAGCCATATCACTACTAAATATACTATCGAGGGTGTCATCAATATCCACAAGAACACAGCTGGCATATTGTCGAAGAGGTGTACGAACTCCTGCCATGATGGGAGTTGGGATGTTGATTTTGTGTTTGGAGATGGCATCGTAATACTTTTTAACGTAATCTAATCTGGTTTCTTGTGGATATTTAGAAAAAATTGTAGCAGCAATTAGTAAATACATGAATTGTGGTGTTTCATATAAAGATCCTTTGCTACGATCTTGAACCAAATACTTGTCAACTATTTGCCTTAATCCAGCATAGGTAAATAGATAATCTCGATCATGATCAATAAAAGATTCTAGTTTTTTAAATTCCTCTTCAGAATATAAATTTAATAACTCTTTGTCATACACTCCAAAGTCTATACATCTTTTTACTTGATCAATTAATTTTGGATGATCATGTAATCTACCATATAAATTTTTTCTAAGTGAATAAAGAAGTAGTCTAGCAGCAACGTATTGATAATTAGGATGATCTAAATCTATTAGATCACTCGCAGAACGAATTAAAATTTCTTGTATCTCACCAGTCGTAATACCATCATAAAACTGTATTCCTGATTGTATCTCTACTTGACTCGCAGATACACCAGCAAGACCCTTACATGCCTCTTCAACCATAATGTGCATTTTTTCGAGATTCAATGGTTCAATTGAACCGTTTCTCTTGACAACTTTAGTTCCGTTGCTCATATTTTTTTCCAGTTATTGAATTTAATTTTTGCTTTTAGTCCAGAATATGTATTTGATTCTAGCAGATTCATGACATTATGTCCACCCATCACCATATCATTAATGTCTTTTTCACTAATGGTAGATGGCCAAATCACAATTTGATTACCACTTTCTATACATTTCGAAATACGATCACAAATTTCTCTATTACGAGGTTCATTATCATAAACATATATGAGATCATATTCATCAAGATAAGATGATCCAATATCAGCACCACACATCGCTATACTGTTATTGATGAGAGTGC